TGACACATATACCAACTAAACCAATTATCCAAACTACACACAATATAATACATCCAAATACCCGTAATACTTTTTTCATAATAAATACCCTCCTAAATAAAAATAGATAACCTCATGTATATATATTATACCATAAGATTATCTAAAAATTTCTATTAATTTATTAATTTATTAATTTATTAAAAAATTATTCTTCACCTTTAATTCTTGTCAAGCTTAATGTAGTAGCATAACCAGCTGGTCCTATATTATCGACCTGTCTAGTTACTATATAAAGGCCACTTGATAAATGCTTGTTTCCACCAGGAAAAATTACATTTAGTCTCACATACTGCATTAACGTAGCAGGTCTAAGCAATCCTTGTACTTGTATAGTGGCATTAATAGGAAATTGCGTAGCCTTTGTCCACCATACTTTATCACTTGCACCAGTGCTAAATGAATTAGGTCTCATCATACTAGTAGGCGCAAAAACGTCTTCCCATTGACCATCACTATTAATACGTCTTACATAGTTTTCAGGATGGGCAAGATTTTGATACTCATAATAAATAGAATAGTTTTCATTATGCTCTATTTGGAATGACCTAACTATTGTAGCAGTATTAATACCAACATCTATTTCGTAGGCATCTCCATGCTCCATAGTTGTAGAAACTTTTGTTACCTTGAAGTAAGGACCTTTTTTACTTTTTAGCTTATCTGCATTAGTGATAGAATCATCATAAATAGTCATAATATAAATATCTTTACTTAGACCATTAGATGAGCCTGAAGGTATCATACATCCCGCTAAATAATTTATATAGTCTATTGCTGATATATTTTGTTTAGAGTCTATTTCTACCGGCATATCATCACCTGCAATTAACGCGTCTAAATCAGAAACTTTCATACCAGTAAAAGTATTTTGTAAACTCTTATTTGTTTTAAATAGCTTTTTAATTTCATCGCTAGGTTTTACTTTCTTGCCAGGTGATGGTTTAGTTATACTTCCATCAGTAGTAAGAGCTGCACTTGAGACAGCATTCACTGTATACGAAATTGTGCTACCTTGTAAATTAAATGTTTGACCTACTTTTGTTATAATAGCTTCTTCATTTTTATAAATATAGGCAGGTGTTTCAGCATCACCATATGTAAAGACTATTTTTCTTGAGCGGCTAACACTAGAGAAAACCTTTTCGAAAAAGTTTGGGTCATCAAATTGAGTAACTGGATAATCAATTTGGAGTGTATACTTATTAACCTGTCCATTGATTTTCATTACTTCCAAACTTTTTATATATTGAGGATATTTTATTGAAAACGGTTCATAGAAACCCGCTGTGTTTTTACCCCATTCTTTAGTCTTTTCATCAAAGATACCGAAAGTATAATCACCTATTGTAACTTTTACCCAAGGCACTTGTATTCGAGCTTGACTAGATAAAAGACTTTTTTCTCTATTTAAATCACTCATTTATTAATCCTTCCAAATTCAATACTAGAGATGCTAGGTATTCTTAATGTTTCATACTTGTTTCTTAAGGGTTTAAATGAATCTTGTATGTCATTGAAGTATGCAATAATCCACCAAAAAGTTGGGTTATTATAATACTTTAAAGATAGAGAGTGCAAAGTATCATTTGCTTTTACTTTGTGTGTAACAAATTCAGAGTTATTTTTTAAATTGGTACCAATACCATAAATTTCTCTACCTTTAATGGTATCATAGTAATACGGTGTATTTGTATATCTACTTAAATAATTAAAAGATTCATAGTTTTTATTTTTTAAAGTATCCATAGTTTAGTAACTCCTTAATTAAAAGTGCATACCTTTTCTTAGTGTTGCAGTTAAACCTCTAAACGAACCATTTTGAAAAACAGTAGTTGCGTCGTAAGGGTCAACTTCAGATACAGTAAATGACACCTTCATTGTTGCATACTTTTCATTTACTAAGATTGGTTTACCATAAGTAATACTTATACCAGAATTTACAATTCCTTTTATAAAAACCTCTCTTCCTAATCTTATCGCTACTAAAGGAGGCTCAATAGCTTTATTTGATAAATTGTATTTAGGTACTGCTATTGATTGTAAGGCATGTATAAAGCTTTCTGCTTTGTCTTCACCTTCTCTTGGTACGACATTACTAGGCATTTCTTCAAACATATCTCTATGAAAGTTTAGACTTATTTGTATAGACCTAGGTCCTGCACTACTAAAAGTATATACAGGAGCCGACCTTCCTAATGCAGTATTTTCTTGAAAAGAAGAGTTCATTTGGTCAGTAACTTCATCTGGGTATCCTGGTAGTTGCCAATATTTAAATTCTTCATCTAAGTGCGAAATATATAAATAACAGTCTGGTAGTATTCTGCTAAAAATATCATCATTGTTCATAATAGATTTCACTCCTTTTATAAATCGTAAAGTCCATTGTAAATATCAGTGTTTAGTATACTGTCTTTAATCTTTGCTTTTACTTTTACTTTACTAGCTGTACTGTCTTTCAACTCTTCTGCTGTCCATTTGGCATAATATTTTTCTACATCTCTATCAATGTATCCAAGTGTGTCGTATACTAAACTTTTTTTAGTATATCCTGCTATAGGGTGATATCCCTGATGCTTATCAACTAAATACTTTTTACGAGTATGTTCATCATATTTAGCCTCTATTGGTCCAGAGTTTAACATATAGTCATAAGCAATTTTTTGCATTTGGTTTTCCCAAATACCATCTATCTTAAAATAATAATTATTTTGCTTCATAACATTTTGAACTCGTTTAATATTGTCTGCTATAGTTTCGATAGAAGTAATTGTACTATCGCTTAAATACTCTATAAGTCTATCTGAGAATGGATAAGATTCACCAGTATTAAAAGCTAATAATTGTAATTTACTTATAGGTTTAAAACTAGACTCGTTTAAATTTACATTATCAGTAGCTCTGTTTGTATTAAAATTTAAAATAGCCCTGTTTGATATATATTCCCATGATTCTAGTTTGTCAGTACTTTTAGTCAAATTAGGTATATACTTAAAATCATTGAAATTTCTATAGTCACCCTCTAAGATTGTAATAGATGATTTGCATCCTATAGGAACCTTAATAAATAGCTTTAAGTCCTGCTCTCTTGCAACTATATCCCAACGAGAAATTGTTTTCTCATCTAAGATGGCTAACAAATTATCTGTTGTGTTACTAGCCTCAGATAAATCTTTTTCACGATTCCAAAAATCTACGCTTAATTTATCATACAGGAAAGGTTGCTTAAAAATAGCACTATTAACTCTTTGATAAGTTTTTTTAATTAAGTCAACAGCTTTATCTGATAAGTCTAAATTATTTTTATATAAACCACAAAACATTTCTATTCCTTGTGAACAATCTAAAGCAACAGTATAACTGCTAAAAAGTTTTACAGGAAAAGCATATATTATATATTTCTGGTCGTAAGAATCAAAGTTAATTTCATAAGTAGTATTTTTATCCTCGGAATTATATAAAGGAATTTTACAGTAAATATTAGAATAACTTGTATTATTAAAACAGTTATACATAGACATTAGATTCACATCATAATAGTCCCTTAAAAATCTTAAGTAATCACCGAGGTACTCATGGGTTTTTTTATCATAAGTACAACCTGGACTATACAGGGTTTTAGTAAGTCCAGGAATCTTTTTGTCTATATCATAGAATTTATCTGATGAGCTTTTCCAATAAAAATTATTACTTGGATAATTCCAATAGTAATAGTATAGCTTATTATTTTTTAGATAATTAATTCTATTTGCTATACGATTTTTATGAAATATATCAGCTGATTCTACTATACGAGGGTCTTCACTACCATGTCGCTCTAGATAGTTTGCAAAATCAGTTGAATAAATCTTACAAGTAGGTATGTTAACTGTTGATAGCAGTTGTTTTAAATAACCTGTAAAAACATGTGTATTATTAAAAGTAAGCATTCATTATATCCTCTCTTATTAAGTCATTGTCCAACCACCCAAGTCGACACTTCCACTAACACTGCTTGAGTTAGCACTTCCTAAGCTACCGCCAGCACTTCCTCCACTAGAGCCACCAGTACCGCCAGAGCCACCAGATAAACCACCAACACCGCCAATAGCTCCACCACTACTAGCTTTAGTTAGACCGTAACCATCTACTTTAACTGTAAAGCTTCCGTTTCCATGTGCAACATCATCTAACAGTTCATAAATTTTTATAACAGTAGTATTTAATATATCTACTTGATTAGCTTCTGCTTCCTCTTTCGCTTCTATCATCTGTTTCTTTTTGGAGTCTTCAGATTCTTGTATAGTAGAATCTTTGACGTCACTACCAGATGCATTGCCTGCCATATAACCAGAGCCAGAAGTAGAAGCACTTCCACCACCAGTTGAACCAAGAAGCCCACCACCATCTCCTCTAGGCGTTACAGTAAGGCCGCTACCAGAGCCAATACCTAATTGGTTTAACATTGCACGACCACTAAATGAATTACCTAAACCAGAAACAAGAGGTCCTAAACTTCCAAGAATTCCTGTTCCTACCGCAGCAACTCGCATTAAATCAGAAACAGTTGTATTTAAGTCGACACCAAAGCCCATGACATTTAAGAATGGTAAGTCGATACCACCTGCTGCATCATCAACTACTTTGGCCATTTTATAAATAAAGTATGATACTGGATTACTAGCCATACTTCCGGCAAGAGTATACTGACCGTTTTCCCAGAAATTAGTCATCATCTCAGCCATACTAGTACGACTTCCCATGGAACCAGCCATAGAAGTTAACTGACTTAACATATTTTCATATGTTAACGAATTTCCATAAACAGAATTGATAGAACCAGGTAACACAAGGTTTGTAGCTGCTCTTAAGTCTGACGCTCTTACACCAAAAACATCAGCTAATTGTTGTTGTACTACTTTATTGTCCTTTGCTGATTCTGCTAATTCTGCTAAATAGTTAACAGATGCCTGTAATAACTTATTAGTATCAGTAGCATCAATCCCTTTTGTTAAAATATCTGCAATAGAAAGACCGGCGTCATTTGCTGCCATAATAAGTAAGTTTCCTGCACCACCATTAGTTAAGCCTTCAATTTGGCCAGCAGCAATTTTACCTAAGGCATCAGAAATTCCACTAACAGCATTTTGAGACATACCAACTGAATATAATGAACCTAACCATTTTTGAACTTGGTATTCAACCTCAGTCGCTTCAGCACCAGACATTAGTGATTGCATTTCTTCTAAACTACTACGTACGCTATCTGCAACTTGTGATAAATATTCAGTATTCTCATACATATTATTTAAGAAAGTATTTAATGCAGATTCCATACCAAGACGTCCGGCAGTAGAGTCTTCTTGCTGAATACGTATTAATCTTAATAAGGTTCCATCTGCTACATCAAAAGTAGTTGCAATCTTATCTTGTATAGTCATTAAGAATGCACGCTGTTTAAGGTCAAATGAAATACCTCTATTAACAAGGTCTTTCATGTTATTTGCGAAAGTTTCTTGCTTGTAGAAAGGATTGATTGCACCAACAGCAGTCATATCCCTGGTTAGTTGGTCCCAATAAGAACCAGCAAATCTTTCATTCGAAGAGCCCTGCAATCTAGTATCAATAGCACTTTTGTAACTGGCTATATCATCTATTTTCTTTTCTAACTGTTTAGCCATATCACTTACAGCATAGATTGCTGCAGATATAGCTTTACCTGAGTCGAAGTCGCCAGCTTCATCATGAGTAAGGTCTTTTAGTGCCTGTTTTCGGTCTTCCCAACTTTCTGCCGATTGCACATTCTTTAAATTATTTTTTATTTCATCTTTTAAAGCTTTACCAGCTTCTCGTTTTTCTTCTTCCGCTGCAAGCTTAGCTAAGTTTTCTTTATCTAGCTTAAATTTTTGCGCAGCTTCTTTTTGTATTTTGGTAGCCTCTTCTTTTGTGAGTATACCATTATTTTTACGTTTTGCTTCAAGTTCTCTTTTAGCTATATATTTGGTTCTAGCATCATCTTGCTTTTCAAGTATTTTTGCTAGACTTTTCGCAGCAGATTGTTGTGCTCTTACTGCACCTGCTTCATTTATGCCAGTATCATTACCTTGACTATCTTTGTAATTTTCTTGGTTAGAATAAGCAATTTCTGCTTCTATACTATTCATTAAGTGTTGTGCAGAAATTTCTGCATTTGTAACTTCCTGAATACGTCTTAGTCTAACTGAGGTTATCTGGTCCTCTTTATCCATAGTCTCTTGATGCCGTATGTTGTGTAAATTACGAAGAGACTCTTCTAATTGTTTTTCTTTTGTAGCTAAGTTAGAATGAAGCTTTTCTCTTTCTGTATAGCGCTGCTCGTCATATAAATCATTTTTAGCTCTAGTTTTTAAAAGGTCATTTTCACGCTCTTCTTCATTTTTATAAAATATTGCACTATAGCTATTTATAAAGTCAGATACTCTTCTAGCCTGCTCTATTTTATTATCAGCTACTTCTTCTTCGCCAGCTAATTTCTCACGAGTTTCTTCTTCAATAGTGTCTTTTACAACTTTACGTTTCTTTTCGAGTTTTGCTAGCTCATCATCTTTTTTAGGATGTTCGCTTTCAGTAGACTTATAACTCTCAGTAGCCTTTTTCTCTAAAATTAAAAAAGAATCATTTAGCTGGCTATGTTTTCTAGCTATTAAATCTAAGCTTTTTGAATAAATATCAAAATAAGACTGCAAATAGGAAATTCTTAATTTTCCAATATCAGTCTCACCAGCGAGTACTTGTTCAATTATTTCAGCTTGTCTACTAGTTAGCTCTTTTGCGCTGGAAATCACCCCAGCAAGTTTTTGTAGTTGTTCTTGAGATAACTTTCCAAAATCATCAGCCAAGAGCAATTCCCTCCTTTATGTTATTTAGTGTTTGTTATTTCGCTGAGCTTCTTCAAAAGCCTTAGCTGTCGCATCTTTCTTTTCATTTATACACTCTATTAAGTACACACGGTCTTGATAAGAAAGATTTAAAACGTCAGTATAACTGGTATGTAAATTATCACTCACATACCAGCATTCTTTAACTATCTCTTTGTATCTTTTTGGCCCGTAGGCAGTTCCATCACTAGATAGTTGTGGGTCTAAAAAACTCGGCCCCGAAGCGAAAAAAGGTAGTTACTTCTTCACCACATCTTGGACAAGTTAAATATAAAATATTATCCAAGCCAATCTGTTGATTTAATTTATCGATATTATTTAAAATCTTCTGTAAGTCTAGGGCAGGTAGATTAGTAACAAAATCTATGAGCTCTGTTTCTGACTTCTTTTCTCCGTTTACTAAATCAATGTTAGTAAGCATACGAACTAATGTTTCAAAATCAATTGTAGCTGTTTTATGTCTACGCTTCATATCTTTTACTTTAACTTCCATTTCTTCTACCATACGAGGAGATAAGAAATTAAGTGTTATAGTATAGCCACTCTTTGGTAAAGAAAATGTTTGAAGATTATTTATTTCATCTTCATCGAAGTCTTTTACATTTAATTGTCCAAGCTTAGCAACTGTTTCAACTACCTCACCACAACTTGGGCAGCGTAAAGATACTTTATAGTCTTCACCATAAGTAACAATTCTAAGTTTATGTAATAAAAACTCATAATCACCTAAGCTCATGTCATATACATGCACACCAGGTTTTTCAATACAGCAACCTTCAATAATGTCTGCAAGTGTTTTAAGCGGAGTGCTAGATGGTGAAAGTCTTTTCATTTCATCCCTAGCTGTCATAGAGCGAAGCTCAATATGAGGATTTACAGAAGTGTTATAAATTTTTCCTTTAGACGGTAATTCATAACCTTCCATTATAGTGTAATCTGTTTGTCTAGTTTCCATTGTACTTTGTCCTTTCATTAAAGCAAATTTTATAATTCACGATTTTCAAAGTAATGTTCTAATATATATCTTATTAAAGCGGACACTGTAATGCCACGTTCTTTTGCAGTAGCCTTTAATCTATCTATAAGAGGTTTTGACGATTCAAATGTTTGCATTACTTTGTCACTTCTATCTACTTTTTTACGTCCCATGACAGAAATCCTTTCATAAAAATATATTATTGAAACACACATATAATTTAGCAAAAATAAATTTATTAAAAATAAAAGACACCTTTTACTAAAGGTGTCTTTTATATAAACTTTTATATTAATCTAAGTTCATTTCTGCACGGTCATATTGGATAGTAGCTGAGATTTGACGTTTACCATCGTTTTCTTTGTCAAATTCTCCCTCACTAATAGAGCTAATCCAACATCCGTAAATTGTCCAACTTCTAACTTGTTCGAAGTCTTGCGTATATTCGATAAGAGTTGCATTCTTTTTGTAATCTTTCATACGTCCACCCTTACGAGTATATACGTTATAAGCAAGTGCTTGCCAAGCCATAAGAATTGATTTAGTGTCCATACCAACAACGTCGTCTACTGTAATGTCACCATTTTTAAATTCAGGTGTTCCAGCGAATGTTACAGTATCATTACCACGTTTATATTTCTGAACTTCTAAGTCAAAGTGTGGTACAGGTGCTTTAATAACGTTTAGTTTTAAAGTCTCTTGTGCTCTAGCAATTTTATCATTAGCAGTAGCATTTCTTGGGTCACCACTAAAAGCTGCACTTACAATATTATCAATATCATCTACAATCAGCGAGAAGAAACCAGTTCTCGCTGCTTCGTAGTTTGCTAAGTTTGTACTTATATGTTGAGCTGATAAACTATTTGACATCTTATAAACATTCTCCTTTCAATTACTCAGTTACAACTGCTGTAGTTTCACCGAATGAATCTTCAAGAGAAACTTCAAGGTCAAAGTCTTCAACAGCTTCAATTGGAATAATTCTAATTTTAGCTTTTAAAGTTGCTTTTTTATCAGTGTAAACTTTTAAAATTTTATAATCTCTAATACCCTGGTCAGCTTTCATAGCATCAAGAGTAGGTCTGATTGCATTACAGAAGTTAACCCAGAGTGTGTCACTATTAGGGTCAAATGTAAATCTACGACATGCCACATAAAGCTGCTTTTTAATAGTTGTGCAAAGTTGTCTAATATTTAAGAAATGACTTGCTACTAAATCACCTGTTGTGGCACTGGCCTTATCTCCTAAGTTATGAGCTGTTCTATTTCCCCATAAATAATAGCTTCCTCTAAAGTTAGCAATTACATTACAAGCAAATTTAGGGTCATTTTCTGAAGATATATTTCTAGGCTCTAATGCATTTATTGCAATTTCTCCTAATTTAACAGAAGTATGCTCAATAGTGTATCCTGACACTCCTCGAGTGTAACCAGCAGCTGCATACCACTCAGCAAAACCAAGTTTTAAAGAGTTCATAAAACAAGCTAAATAATGGAAAGCTCCAGGGAATTTAGTGTTGTTTTCAAATTCATTTGGTTTATCTTTATCAATTGTCATTTTATAGAATACACTTGGTACAGTAAGTGCACAGTATTTTCCTTTATCTGGGTCTGATGAGATATCAGACATTTTATTAATTGCATTGATAATTGCTAATTCAGGTTTTGTAGTTGCAGATACATAAGCATTCTCATCTAGCTCAATTAATGCTATACAATCACCTCTTCCTGGAATTTCTCCAGATTCATCATTTGCTACATATTTAGCTAAATCAGCAATAAGAGCATTTACTTTATTAATAGTAACATCTGTAACAGCACCATTAGTTAAGTTTGCGATAGTAGCCTCTAATTCTGCTTTTCTTGTTACTGTTCCTGTGTCAGCATTTGTAAAATTAGTATATGCTTTACCAGTCTTAGGGTCAATTAAACCTGCAGGAGGATTCTCTTTAATAAGATTTGAATAAGCAGTATTTTTAAAAGCTGCTTCTTCTAAAGAGCTATCAGTTTCTTGTGCTACTTTAAAATCGTCTTTAATTTTTTGTAAAACTTTAATGGCATCTTCAACATCAACAAGACTATTTGACGCTGTAATAAATGCTTCTTCATCTGACAAACTAGATGATTCTAATAAACCGTGTGTAATAAATCTAAAATCATAACTAGCTTTATCCTTAAAGATTTCCCAGAAATTTGCGTCAGTCATTTCATCTACATTATTAATAGGCTTATAAATAATAGAATATCCCATATTTAACAGTTCATAAGCCATTTGATTACCATAGTGATACACTGTTGCTTTATCTTGCTTAGCTACTTTAGGTGCAACTAATCCAATAACGTCCTTAAAATCTTGAGCATTGCTAAACTCATAAACACCATTAGAATCAGCTAAATCAGCTGGTGCATTAGTGCTAAATCCAGTAATTAATACAGAATAGTTAGCGTAGCTAGCAGGTGTGCCAGGAGAAGTTTTATCTTTTTCATTAATAAATATTTTTGGCATCTTAAATATATCTCCTTATTTTAATTTTATTCATATAGTTATTAACTGAACTTATTTAATATTGTTCAGAACTTCAATTAATTTAGCAAATTATTTTAGTTCATATTCAAATAAAATTTCTTCACTTTCTGGGTCTGAAATCTTATCTGCAGCTGTAACTTCAATACCAACAAATTTCCAACCTTGTTTTTGAGGAATACTAAACAGAAAACCATCCTGTAGTTCTAATTGAATTGTCCATTTGTAAAATTGCCCATTATAAATATGTGTTGGTATATCACTAGTATCAGATACAGTATTTAAAACTCGTAAGTTCGCTGTATGTCGTACAATATAACCATTGTAAGGTATCTCAATAATAATTTGTGGATTATTTATAAGCTTAAACAGATATTGTCGTACATATTCATCTACTTCTATACGTTTTTTTGTATAAATATCTAATTGATAAGTAGTTTTTATTGGTATTACATTTAAATGTATTGTTGTAGCAGTAGCTTCGTCTTTACCTATAATCAAACCATCAAATGATTTGTTTTGTTTGATAGTAGACTCTATATCTATATCTTTATTTCTGGATATTGCTATAATAGGTAATTTAACTGGTTCATCGTTAGAGTCTTCTGCTTTTAGTTGCATAAGTCTATTTGACTCATCAGGTGATAACACACGTAACTTAGAAGTATCAGCAAGCCAGTTTTTTATTTTTTGAGTCACTGCTTCATCATAATAACTTATAGCCATTTCAAGCCCCCTTAGTTATTTAGTGCCATTTGTAAAATTTTACTACCAGGCGTAGCCCCATTCCCATAAGTAATTAATCTTGCTAACTTATCGTATTTAGGGTCTTTAAACATTAATATTACATTACCGTCATTATCTTCATAAAAAGTTAAACTAAGTAATAACTTAATACATAAGTCTTTTAATGTAGTTTTATAATATTGCTTAATATAGTTATCTAATAGCATATCAGACGCTTTTAGTGGAAAGTTTTTTATTATAAAGTAAGCATCTAATAATGTATTTGTTTTAAGCTGGTCAGATGTTAAATATTTTTTATTTGATATCGTAAAAAACATTAACGAACACCTGCTAATCTATTCAATAGTTCCTGTACAAAGCTTTCAATATCTTTGTCAGCGATTGGAGAATTTTTTAATTGTTTAGCTATCTTACTAGCCGGCTCAATTAAGTGTTCTACAGATAATTGTTTAAGAATACTATTACCAGCTAATGCAGTTTTTGCACTACTATTTCCAGTTGTCATTACAACGTACTGTAAAGCTGCTGCAACATCTGCAGGCGAATTAACTTGTTCAGCTACAAAAGCACTTAATTTTTCTTCACTTGCAAACTGTGGCGCTTCTATATCATTATTAGTACCAGACGCTTTTGTGAAATCTTTAGTTTTACCAGTGCTTATTGGAGCACCTAGTAACTTTTGTATTTCTTTTAAACTATTTAGTTTAGCGTCCTTCTGTTTTACAGATTTTTTGCCAACTTCTAAGAAAATTCTTTTATTTCTGTTTTGTCTTTCTAAAGTGTACTCACTAACATTAGTAGGTAAAACCTGTTTTTGAGCAGCAAGATATAATTCTATATCTGCAATACGTTTTGTGTATAAGTCTTTACAATATAAAATATTATAATCAGATGCTTTAAATAACTCACTATCAGCAACGTAGTGTTTAGCTATTGTATTATGAATAGCTTTATATGTATTGTTATTTATTAGTCTAGTTTTAATCAGTTCCTTTTGGACATAACTTAATTTTAGAAAAGCTATAATCGGGTTTGACTGCTTTTTAAAACCAAGTACTTTAATATCTTTTTTAAGCTGCTCGCCTATGACTTTGTCTAAAATCTCAGCGACATCTTCTGGCCAGTTAGCTTTGAAAAATTCATCCCAAAATCGTGACTCTATTTCATATTCAGACTCACGAGCTTCCTGGTCAAGAGCTTTATTATCATCAAGCCTTTTCTTCAGTTCTTTTGACCAATCAATTCTAGTAGTAGTCTTTTTTTGTTCTGGTTTTTGTTCAGCTCCGGTAGGAACTTCTTTTGGAGTTGTTGGTTTCTGGTCATTAGTAGGACTTTGTCCATTAAGTATTGAACCAATATTTATAGTTATAAAATCAGCCATTAGTCGTCTCCTTCATTATCTATAAGTAACGGCATATCTTCTTGTTCATGAGCAGTGGTAATTAGATGCTGTTCATCTACTGACTCATATTCTAATGCAATTTCACATGCAATAGACGCTGGATAAATCATGATGTTAGATAAGCTAATAACACGAAATAATCTTCCTTTACCGTTATCTAAACCACTCGGTACTTCAAAAAGTGCACCAACCTGTAGGTCTGGTAAATCATAAGGTACATGGATTACTGACGAGCTTTCTTGTAATTCTGCAACCCAACCAGCTTTTTTTAATGACTTTTGGTCTGGATGCTCCTCAAATAGACAACCAACAATAATTTCTGGCTTATAGCCAGTTTGTAAGTCACCATTTATATCATATTCTTTATTTTTCAATGGTGCCCTATACTTACAGTTAATCCCATGTAAGGCAGTCATCTGTTTAAACCATGTTCTATATAATTTTATATCTTTATTTATTAGAAGCCCATAGTCTGTTCTAATATCTGACATAATAATCCTTTCATATCTATAAAGAATACTTGAGTGGATTCTCAAGTATTCTTTATACTAATTTTATTTAAATGATTCTGTTATAAAAGTTTTACTTTCTTTATCAATATAACCTATGACATTAAATTTTTCATTTAAATCAAAACGGCTATTTGTTCCTTGCAGTCTTATTTTATCATTATCAATAAAAGCTTCGGTAAAAATGTAAGTAGTTTTTTCTGGTTCACCAGCTTTAAAGCTAATATCACCTGTTACAAGTAATTGCTCATTTAAGTATTCACAATCAGTAACTTTAAAATCAGCTACATTTCCACATACTTCAACTAGAGCACTACATATTCCTTTTTCAAGAGACTCTTCATGTAAATCTTCCATGCTATTTACAACAGTAGCAAGGCTTTCTTCTTGTGTCTCTGTGGTAGGAGCCTCATCAGCCGGCTGCTCATCATGGCTCGTAGCTTCATTTGGGTCAACCCCACCTTTGGCCATAAGTTTAGAACCCTCTAAGTCTTTTTTAACTACCTCAAAATATTTATTTAATTGGTCGTGAGCTAATTCACCTTTAAAGTATTCACAAAGGAATACTGCTTTTTCATCATCTTCTGATTTTACTAAGTATATAAAAGCAGGTCCGTTTTCTTGTTTTTGACTCCAACCTTTTGCAATGTTATCAGCATCTTTATAAGTTTCTCTTGCAATTTTTTTATTTGTACCTACAATATTACCAACTACCAAATCTTTATTATCAGGTCTAGGAGCCATTGTAATCACTTTTCCGTTG